CGAAGTACTGCTGGTTCTTGCATAGGCCATTCTTCTGGGCGTTATCTCCTGACGGGTTAGACGTAAAGGCAGACTCGATTGTTAGTGAGGTGTCACCAGCAATAGCCGTGATCCTGCGGCCCTCCGCATTGGAGGATGACCAGAGCGTATCCCCTATGGCAAACTCAGTAGTAAAGGCAGTACCAGTTCCGGTAATGGTAGTAGAGGCTCCAGCTATGGTGCCGGTCTCTGTCGTAGTAGCAGGCATTCCGCCTGCATCATCACCAGCTGCCCAATCAGCATCTAGCTGCTTGGCTTGTGCCGACCCAACTAGAAGTACATCACCCGTTGAGTCAGCTACTTCTCCTGCGCTTATAAGCACATCATGGTCAGTGTCGGTATCTTGCGATAATTCCATTCCGTACTGATGACCATAGAAGAACCCGTATTCAGGAGCTGATGCGCCTGCTCTAAGCAGAGATCGTGTTACTCCCTTTGCCACTCGTGCAGGCGTACTAGCAGCACTAGCATAGACTATATCACCAGCTGTAGTGATAGCCTCTTCCACAGCATCCTGCTGCCGAACAATCACATCATCATACCATGTAGTACCACTGGTACTATCAGAGGAGTGACAACCATACAGCCTGATCTTAGCATAGTAAGCATCAGCAGGAGGAGTAGCATAGCCACTCTTCTTTGTCCATGAAGTAGGATTAGCTGCGCTCTCGTCGTAGATAGAGGTACTAGGAGTACCGGCTGCTACCTGAGCAGCAGTGTACCATAGAATGTCTACCACATTACGTACGTCAACTACCGAGGACTTAAGCTGGAAACTTACAGCCAGTCCCCGATTAGGGGTTACCTCAAAGAAGGCAGAGTCAATGTATCCGCCACCTGCTCCCGTGGACAGGAAGGACATAGCAGCAGCGCCATGAGCCTGAGCATCTGTTACACGAGCACAGGTAGACCCCGAGTATGTAGTCAGAGTCCAGTCATCTGGAATATCATCATTGTTGTCATCAGTCTCAAAGCTAGGGTTCTTCGCCAGATTGTATGTCCCGCTAACAGTGTCTGTTGCTGGATTGATACTATCCTCTGTGTGCAAAGTGTTGTCGCTAGAGTCCTTGATGATTACCTTGTAGTCACCATTCAGCCAGATAGTAGCCCTACCAGCAGAGTCGCACACCACTGGGTTAGCGTTAGCTGTAGTCAGCAGTGAGTCTTGGTATGTATCCTTTGGCGTAGACGTGCCTGGCTCGTAGAAGTAAAGCTTACCTCCATTGAGCACTAGGCCTGAATCGTCAAAGAATTGTCTATCCCAATAAGCAGTACCAGCCATTAAGGTCTCCGATCAGGTTGCATCTTTATGGATGTGCCCTCGATATCGAAGCCCATCACCCTTTGTTTCTCTTGCAGTGCAATGCCGGCAATCTTACTGAATGCCTGAGTATCAAGCACACCATAGCTAGGAGCTAGCAGAGCAGCAAGGCTTGTCTGTATTGCCAGCAGCCACTCGACTGGGCAATCAAAGTCATCGGCTGCAGAGTCCATATCTTCGATAGGCATCTGGCAGCGCAGTATAAGTTTGTCTGTTACATCGTCCGTACGAGTATAGACATAGAGCTTACCCAGTGTGGTCTGAGGATCGTAGTACACCTGCAGCACCTGGCCTGTGCCAGTCTTGTTGGCAAACTCATAATACTCATTCCGGGAGATTACTTCTACTCTAGTATCATTATCACTATCATCACGTAGAACTGCATCAGTAATACGTAGAGGACGATTAGCCCTCGTAGTATACCAGTAGACGTTGTTGTCAACCGCGACAGTATCACCTGCCTCAATCGCGTCAGTAATGACCACGGTATCGCCGTCAGTGACAGAAGCAATCGTAGTCCAGTGTATTGAACCATCGTCGAGGACAATACCGATATAATCAGAGGCCGACATTCCGGTCGTAGTGTCCACGTCAATCGAAGTATCCGTAGCCACCGCCGCAACTTTAACCTCTGTCTTGTTATAGTCAGAGCTGAGTACCGCATGGTCTCCGGTTGCCCCCATATTGTAGCTAGACTTAGTCTTGTCTAGAAAGAGAGTTATCTCTTTGTTCTTCCACAAATGCAAACCGTCAGCCTGCCAAGCCTTAAGCATCATGTTGAGCTTACGGGCGGCATGGTTCACAATCGCCGAGGATGGGGTGTCCTCCTGCGCAATAGCTCCGATCTCAATCAGAGCATCCTTAATCAATTCATCTCTGTTGAGATTGAAGTTTACTGAACCACTCGTAGCCATTATAGCGTCCCGTTGTTAGAGTCAAACGTACCAGCTGGGTAGGAACCACTTTCCCCAGCCCAGCCTGACGTGTCTTGTTCTGTATCCGAAGAAGGCTCGGGGTGAGACCAGGGAATGGAAACATCATCTGGTTTACCACGCACCTGTTCCTGTGGATGCCGGGGTTCCCAGCACTCACTACATACCATCTGACCATCCCATCTGCGCTTGAAGTCCGTAGACTTCTTCTCGAACTCACAGACTGGACAGATAGCGTTCCATGCCCCTTTCTTGTGGTAGTTCATTAGCGATAGTGTACTATTGCTTCAGCACCTACGCCCGCCACTACAGCAGTGAGGCCAGTGGTACACTTAATGTCCGGCAAAGCTACGTAAGTAGATAGACCCTCTATACTAATGTCTAGGATATACTTGGCTACTTCCGTGCCGGTAGCGGATAGCGCATCATACAGTGTCACTGTGACATCCGCTGCTGCCGCAGTAATAGAGATACCAGATACAATAGCCTGACCAGTCATGATAAGGGTAGTGTCTACTGCCAGTATGCCCGTTGATTTGTTAGTTGGATTCATTTAAATCTCCATGTAGGAAAGGGGGCACTAGGCCCCCTATCAATTACTGATCAGCTAGTGAAGGAGCCGTAGACGCAACTACGATGCCATTCAGATACCAGTTGGTACCATCACAGAAGATTTTAACAGACGTACCACAATCAGGGGTAAGGACAGTCAGCTTGGAGTTGCTGTTGCCGTCTGAGTAGACAGGAACAACTTCGTCAGCAGCAGAACCAGCGTCGTCATCGAGGTGAGTAACACCACCAATGAAGTAGTTGGTATCAGAACCAGTATCAATCAACCAGTCATGTGCGTCTGAGGCTGCACCACCATAGATAAACTCATACTCCAGGCCGTAGGCCGGGGTTGGCAGAGTAATCGTGATGTCAGCAGACAGGTCAGGCAGGACGTGGAGCTTGCCGGAGTCGTAGTCCAGGACTGTGTAAGTAGCAGCATCAGTTACATTAACGATACCGCGTTTAAAGCCGCCGCCTCCAGAACTGGAGCCGAGCTGTAGATTTGACATGTGGGTAAACTTAGTACCCGAATTAGCGTTAGGCATATTATTTATTCCTTCCCTTGGCAGGGAGTCAACTCGCCATAGTGGGCGATATATGAATTAAAAAGAAGGGGGGAGGTTACCCTCCCCCTATCTTACTTAGGCACCCGGGGAACCAAAGATACCACGAGGATCGGTCCAGCCGAAGCTGTAACGGGCAGTGGCCTTGAACTTCGCATTCGAAGTATCAAAGTCATCGTCCATGCCGAACTTGTCGGCCCGACGCTCAAAGTACTTGAGGCCATCAGGAGCGTTAGTACGAATGAACCACGCATCAGCGTCAGTCAGGTAATGGTTTACCTTAATGCCGCCTGGGAATTTACCCATTGCGCGCAGTGCATTCAGATCGTTGTCGCTGGTACCGGAACGGAGAGGGCTCTCCAGAATACGGTCAGCATCAAAGACCAGTGCGGACGGAATGATCAGGGTCTGCGGGATGACATTGATCTTGAGACCACGATCATTGGTCCAACCCATAATGTCAATAGACGCCTGCTCAAGAGCTGCTTCCGACAAGTCGGCTGCAGTCGTGAGTTCATTCGACCACGTACCACCAGATACATTCGGGTGGTTAGTAGCACACATCTCTTTACCGTCACCGCCAGTGTACGTACCCGTGAAAGCACGGTTATATACGTTAGCAGCTACAGTTTCCTTCGTCTGACGCATCGAGAAGGCAAGGCCTTTAGCACGACGCTGACCGACTTCGGCGTACTGATCGTCTTCCATCAGCTCTTCCGAGATAATGAAACCGATACCGTACGTGACGTGGGTGTAACGAGTCAGGAAGCCCTGAGACTCAGCATCATAAGAGAGGCTGGTGCCTTCAGGCTTGGTGCCAGCCAGGCCGAAGCCTACCAGACCCAAGTCTTCCTCATATCGCTTGCTTGAAGTGTTCTTATCAAACAAGTCGACGTATTCCTCAGCATGCTCCGCATACGCTTTTCCGTAGATAGCGTTGAGGCCAGGCCAGAGGAGTTTACCAAAATTACCAGTTACCATAGGCATAATTAATTACTCCTCAATTAAAGGCCAGCTTGTCCAAGGACAAAGGCAGACTCATTGATTTTTACAATCCACTTGCAGCTATCGCTAGCCACAGTGTTGTCTTCCCGACGTGCATAGTCGACTACAAGAAGCTGAGCAGAAGTCGGAGAGGCGTCGTTCGCAATCACGTCGGAACTATCCAGCTCATGAGCTGAACGGCCAGTCGTGGTGGAACCAGCACCAGCAACAATGTTGCCAGTGGAGCCAATTGACGCTGCCGGCATTGCGCCGCCAGTGCTATCTTCTTGAATCTCAAACAAGAGATCGGGTCCTACTGCGACAAGAACATTGCCTGCAGTGGAAGCGGGCAGGTAGCCCGGATGTTCGGTCGCTGCAACGGACTTGTCTACAACTACACCTACACAGACACCCAGAAGGATGCCGCCAGCGGAAGCCGGGGTTACGTTACCATCATCTTCGAGGGTGATAAAATCACCAACAAAGATGGCAGTACCGTTACTGGAATCGACAGCGTACTGACGTACTTTGCCGGACCAGGGGCTACCGTCAAGGGTAGAGACAGGAGTCGCGCCGCGTGGACGATCAACATTAGCCATTTTGTTTCTCCATTATTAAATTGTTATGATGAAGAGAAACATGTAGAGTTTTACTTTACCTCACCCGTGGCTTTAATACCGCCATAGGTGTGTTCCTCGTCATCTTCATGTCGAGCTGCAGCGCTAGAGCGCTTCATCTCTTTCTCAGACTGGTTGATCTGTCCCTGCTTCTCTCGTTGGTCTTCGTCATAGAATTCCTTCTTGATCCGCATAAGAACAGCACTCATTCCTTTGCCCACATGTTTACGGGCTCCGGTTCCGACAGACTGATTCTGACGATTGGCACCGTTATCTCCAACCTCGACATTCGGATCATTGACTACTTCATAACCTGCGTTAAGGGCATCCTTAACTCGGTTATCGTCATCGTTGATCCAACGGTATTCATAGTTCGGGTCTTTATCCTGAGCCGCAACGGTCATGATATTTTTGTGCCGACCCAATGGGACACGTTTGCGAGCACTCTCTGTGCGTTCTGCTGTTCTTGCTTTTTGGCGTTGTTGTGTCGTTCTTGGCATCTATTTGCTCCTATCTATTAGCTATTCTCTATAGCGAAGTAATCTTTTACATACTTATCCACATCAAAGTCGTTGACAGTTCTGTGGAACATCATAGCCACTTGTTTGGCATCTGAGGGTAAATCATCGAAAGTCTTGGCCTTAGGCTTACCTGCGTCCATGGCGGCTCCGCCACGACGAGATGTGCCTGAATCCACAGCACCATTGGTGCGACGGGGCTTCGGCTTAGGTTTTCCTACCAGTCGATCAGCAAAGCGGTGCTTTGCCTCCTGAGCAGCGAATGCGTAAATATCTTCTGACGATGCGTCAGGGTTCTGTTTGGCATA